CCGGTTGACGAAAATCGGGTGAAGCACTGGCGACGTGTCAAATCCATCGAGTTCGAAGATGGTGAGCAAATCAGTCTGATGGATTAAGTTTATAATCCGTCGGTCAATTCTGAGGGTGGGTTGGTGGCATGACCTTGAAAGACCTTCCTGATCATCACGACATGGCCCATCTGAAAGGTGCACTCAAATTCGTGAAAAACTGGCGCGCGGCGATCGATGGCGGTGCGCATCGCGGTATTTTTACATCTGTCCTGTGTGACCGGTTCGATACGGTCCATGCGTTCGAGCCGACTGACCTTTGCCAGAAGATCGACCCGCGCGCCATTGTCTGCCAATCCGCCCTTGGTGCGTTGCACGGCCGTTGTTCGATGCAATCAGGCGCGGAAAATACCGGGCAAACCCATGTTTCATTGGGTGATGGCACTGAAATCGTGCGGCTTGACCAGTTCGATATCGCCGATGTCGATTTCATCAAGCTGGATGTCGAGGGCTACGAATGGTTCGCCTTGCTGGGGGCGATGCGGACAATCCTGCGTGACCGGCCGGTTGTCATGATCGAGGAAAACGGGCTTTGCCAGCGTTACGGCGTTGCGACTTTTGCCGCCAATCGGCTGATGGAAGAATGGGGCGCAAGATGCGTGGCGCGGTTTAACAAGGATTATGTTTTCGCATGGGATTGACCGTTGTCAGCGTTTTGCGAAGCGGCGGGCAATACCAGCCATGGCATGTGTCGCGCCTGCAGGGTCAGGTGAAGGCGGTCACGCCAGCGGCGCGGTTTGTGTGCCTGTCTGACGTTGCGGTTGATTGTGACCGCATCGATCTTTTACACGATTGGCCGGGTTGGTTTGCCAAGATAGAGCTGTTTCGTCCCGGCCTGTTCGCCGGGCCGGTGATCTATCTTGATCTTGATACCGATGTGGTCGGTGATATCGCGCCGCTGTCGGTGCGCGAATTTACCATGCTGTCGGATTTCTACCGTCCCGATCTTCCGGCATCCGGTGTGATGGGCTGGTGCGATGATGCACCGGGCGAGGTATATGAGGCGTTTCGTGCGGATCCGCACGGGGCAATGGCGCGGTGCCGTCATCGCGATTGCTGGGGCGATCAGGGTTTTATCGCTGCCGCACTAAAACGTGCCCCGGCACGCTTCGGGCGAGAAATCGTTAGTTACAAGGTGCATTGCCGCAAAGGTGTCCCGAATCACGCGGCGATTGTTGCCTACCACGGGGTGCCAAAGCCGTGGGATGTGCCAAAAGCGAAAACTTGAGGTTTTTGATTATGAATGAAATAGCTTATGTCCCGACGCCAAGCGGCAAGATTCCGGTGCGAATTCGTCCCGAAGGCGGCTGGTTGTTTCGGCTGATGTCCAAGCTCGTTGGTCGGTGATCAGGTTTCGAATTCGTCAACCAGTGCTGATAGTGCGGCAAGTTCTTCGGGGCGAACGACGCCGTCGGCCTGAATGACGCCGCGGCAGGCATCGATAAAAAGCCGTAATCTGGTGGGTGAAAGCCGCCAAACAGCGTCTATCGCGTCATTGATTTGTGTGTCGGTCGGGTGCAGGTGGCGGATGTGGCTGATGATTGCAAATCTGTCGGCTTGCGTCATGTGCACGCCTTCGATTTCGCAGACTTTTGCCGCATATTGCGCCATGAATTCGATTTCGTCGGGATGGAGAAACCCGTCACTGTGTGAAAGGGTCGAAAGCAGCCTGATTTCATGACGGCACAGCTTCTTGACTTCCTGTCCTGCGGGCGGGGGAAAATTGCTTGTATCAACCGGTTCGGCAAGCGGAAAGCGAGCCGGATCAACCTGTATGGATAGTTCCTTGTGGAAGAATTCGACCGGATTGAACACGACCCCGTCCTGATCGACGATGGACATAATGCCGGTGCTTAGGAAGCTTCGATACTTGTTGCGTTCGTGGCATTTGGCATGGATTCGATAGCAATGCGGTTCGGTATCGGCCCTGATCATGGTGATCCGGCGCATGGTTTCGCGGCTTCTGCTGTCGCGATACTCGATTCCTATGGTGATGTCGCCAACATCAAGGACGCTGTCAGCTTCATCGAGTGGCAGGTCAATTTCGCTATCATCAAAGGTGATGTCATCCGAAATGTTTATCGGAAATTTTGGCGTCGTCTTCGGCCTGAAGAACTCAATAATATCCATTCCTGCCCCCTGTGCAATCAGGGGTGGAATGCTACGCTTGGTCTATGAGTTGAGTCAAATGTTTCAGGATTTGCGGAGGCGAACGCCGGGGCCTTCCCCGTTTTCAGTGATGAATATCACGCCGGCGGCTTCCATTGTCAGGCGCATGGCATTGACAGTTGAGGAGCGAACGTCGCCGCCCGCCTCAAATTTTGTAATTGTGTTTCTGTTGACGCCGGACTCGTGGCTGAGTTGTTGGATTGACCAAGACAAAGCCGCCCGCGCCATTCTGCATTGCGCTGCGTTCATAAATAGGCATTATGCCTATAAAATCGCTTGACGCAATAAGCATTAATCCCGTAAATAGGCACAGCGCTTATTTTCGGAGGTTGAATTATGGCGGACATTAAGTTTTCTATCGCCTCTACCGTCACCGATCTGCGGTTTGCCTATGAGTCGCTGCGCTTGATCGGGGATGGCGATGGCGACGGCAATCTTGCCGACTGGTACGAGGATCAGCTTGTCGCGGTGCGGGCCCGCGACATGAATGAATTGTGCATCAAGTTCGATGCCCTGCTGTCACTGGCGGAGCCGAATAGCGATGCGTTGTCCGAACGCGGTCATGCAATGCTGATTGCGCGGGTCGCCAGCCTGCGGGTTGATATCCATGCGCTGAAAGGCGGTGTGCAATGACAATGCCAATGGTTTTTGATTTCGAGGGGCGCGAAGTCCGCACCATCGACCGCGACGGCGTGGTGTGGTTTGTGCTGGCCGATATCTGTCGTGTGCTGGCTATTACAAACAACCGAAATGTCACCGCCCGACTAGATGATGATGAAAAGGATGTCCATACTGTGGACACCCCCGGCGGCACTCAGGAAGTGACCATCATCAATGAAAGCGGTCTGTATTCGCTGATCCTGACCAGCCGCAAGGAAAGCGCCAAGCGGTTCAAGAAATGGGTGACGGCGGAAGTTCTGCCGACATTGCGCCGCACCGGTCGGTATGAAATCCCGCCGGTTGCGCCGACGGGCGATCTGGAAACTGGCGAAGAATCGGAATATGGCACGGCGGAGGTCAATTCGGCGCTGGCGGTTGTGCGCGAGGTGCGCAAGATTTTCGGGCGGGCTGCGGCGCGGCGCATCTGGAATGAATGCGGCGCGTTGCCGATGGTCTATCCGGAGACGGAATATACCGGCCTTGACAGTTCGAACGGCGAAGCATGCCTTGCCTGGTTGCTTGGCGCGTCTGCCGATGGGGGCGGGGTGATTGGTGATCTGGTGCGTGATGCGCGGCATTCGGCGGCATCTGCCGACCGGTTGCGGATGATGGGTATCCGGGTTTGCGACAAATATTGTAGCGGCGGGGTTCTGGTGGCGAATGCGCATCCTGCCTTGCGTCGCGTGTTTGCCAATACCAAATGGGCGACCGGCTGGCGTTCAGCATTGCTGAGCATGCCGGGTGCGTTGCCATCCGGGACGAATTGCCGGTTCGGGCCGATTGTATCGCGCGGGGTGGTGGTGCCGGTTTCGGTGGCCCTGCCGGTGCGAGAGGTTGTCGCGGCGTAATACGCCCGGCAGGAATATCAGTTGTATGGATATCCATACGACTGGTCTGGTTCTAGGTTGATCACAGGGCTGCGCGTCGCAAGGACGCGCGGCCCTTTTTTATCGGGGCGGGGATGGATTACAGTTTGGTGCAGACCGTCGCGCCCGCGACGGATTTCATGGAAGACGCGCGGGTGTATGAGCATTTGCGCGTGCCGCTTTCCGGCAGCCCGGCAGCGCCAGAAGACAAGGACCTGATTGCAATCTATCGCGACGGGGTTCAAAGCCATCTTGACGGGATTGACGGCATTTTGGGCCGCGCCCTGATTACGCAGACATGGCAAATGAAATTGCCGCGTTTTCCGCAGCGATCCTGCGCCATTCGGTTGCCGTTGCCGCCCTTGCAAACGGTATCGGCGATTGAATATATCGACGATGACGGCGATGAAATCACCCTGGATAGCGGCCTTTACCAGGTCGTGAACCGGGGAAAATATCCGTCGCACATTGTGCCGGCATACAGTCAGACATGGCCATCAACCCGCGATGTGCCCGATGCGGTGACGGTGACATTTGTGGCGGGTTATGGCGATGCGGCGGATGATGTGCCGGCGGCGATCCGCAATGCCGGGCTGCTTTTGATCGGTGACCTGTATGAGCATCGCGAGGCGCAATCGGTCGATTTCGAAATCCATCAAAACAAAACGGTGGACTGGCTGTTAAGCCCGTTCCGGCAGGTGTTCTGATGCGGCGCAAAATGCGAAATGCCGGTTCCGGCGCATTTGATCAGCGGGTCACGGTGCGGCGCGTCACGCGCACGCCGGATGGCTATGGCGGTGCCACCGAAGCATGGGCCGATATCGGCACGGTCTGGGCGGAATGCTTGCAGATCAGCGGCGATGAAAGTGCGGTTGGCGATGCCAAGCGGGCCGTTTCGCGATACCGGTTTACATCGCGCAATGCCGGTGTTTGGGCGGGTTTAACTGCGAGTGACCGGCTTTCGTGGGGCGGGATGGTGTTTGATATCCGCCATGCGCCGGATGTGGCGCGTGCCCTTGATCGCGTGATCGAGGCGGAAACGGGGGCGGTGCAATGAGCAGTCTTGACCTGCAAAAGGCAATCGTCACCCTGCTGGATGGGGTGTTGTCCTGTCCTGTTTACGACGATGTGCCCGATGATGCGCAATACCCGTATGTGGCGGTTGATGCCGATCTGGTGTCCAACAGCCGGGCGCTGGGCCAGTACCGCGAAACGGTAATGGTCTATCTGTCGATCTGGTCTGATTATGCCGGTCGCAAGGAAGTCAAGCAGATTGCCGATACCATCCGCACCACCACGGAAAACACGCGCCCCGCGATGGATGCCGGGGTGTGTGAAAACCTGCGGTTCGAGCGGGTGACAACGTCAAAGGATGTTGACGGAACGACCTATACCGGGCGGGTGACGCTGCGCGCGATCATCCGGCCTTAACCCGGCCGTGACGGCCATTTCATGCAAAACTAAGGAGCCATTGCCATGACCGTGCAAACAGCGGCCGGGTGTACACTTTCTATTTCCGACGGATCATCTGTCGCGGCAACGCAGTCGGCGTTCGAGGCGGAAACATACCTTGAAGTTGCTGAAATTACCGATCTGGGTGAATTCGGGGCGGAATTTTCGACGATTACCCATGTCTCGCTTGCGGATCGTCTGGTGCGCAAGTTCAAGGGCACCGAGGATCCGGGGTCACTGCCTTTGCAGCTTGGTTATGACCCGGATGATACGGGGCAGAACCAATGCAAGGCTGCGTTGGCGTCGGACAACGAATGGGCGTTCAAGGTGACATTGAATGATGCCGGGACCGGTTCGCCTTCCAGCCCGACGACATTCTTTTTCCGCGGGCGTGTGATGTCTTTCCGTCGTCAGATTGGCAGTCCTGAAAGTGTTGTCGGTGCCACCTGTAATATCGGGATCAATACCCGACCGATTGAAGTCGCCGCCGTTTAACAGATTGCCGCGGCAGGCGGGCGCGTGACGGGGGTTCGCGCCCGCCATCTTTCCCCCGATCCCAAAAGGTATTCAGATGACCAAGACAAAACAGGCTGTTGCCACGGCCCCGGAACTGACCGTTACGGTCGCGGGCACGGTCCATTATCTTGCACCGAAACTATCCGCGGTGCGGATGATCAACAGCTTTGCCGGTGGCCTTAATCCGGCCTATCGCAAGGTGCGTGATCTTGATTTCGACGCGATGGCCCAGATCATCGTTGCCGGGGCTGGCTTGAAGCTTAAGCCGTCGGAATATGACGATCTGGTCACGACCATCTGGCAGGAGCCGGACAAGGCGAAACTGGGCGCTGACCTGATCAATTACATCACCGTTCTTCTAAATGGCGGACGCCCGATCATTGATGGCAACGATGTTGCCGATGATGCGGGCGATGCGGATGAAGCGCCGGGAAAGCCGTAAGCCTCGATGAATGGTGGGACCTTGTTTATCGCTATGCGACCGGCTGGCTTGGCTGGTCGGATGAACAGGCGATGCAAACGCCGGTCCCGCGCATTCTGCTGGCCCTTGATGGCCGCATCGACTTCCTGCGCAAAAGCAATGGCGTCGATGACGAACCGGAAACACGGCAGCCATCCAAGGATGAAGTCGCCGACAAATTGCGGGCGGCCCTTCGGGGCTGGAAACCGTCACGGAGATAGCCGCCATGCCCGTCACCGGAACAAAGGAACTGGTGGCGGCGCTGCAGCACGGTATTCCGTCGCGGATCCGTGAGAATGTCGAGGAAGTCCTGCATAAGGCAGCACAGCTTGTGCTGTTCGATATGGAGGCGTTGACGCCGATTGACGCCAGCAACCCCGGCCCGCATGCACGAGACGGTTTGACGATTCTGGCCGGGGATGGCGGGCTTTCCTACGATATCGGCCTGCCGACCCGTGACCTTGCGGAAGATCATTTCTGGTTCCGGTTTCTTGATGGCGGGACCAAGGGCGGCGAGGTTTCCTATCGTCGCAATGGCAGGCGTTTCACGATGCGCGTGCCGAAACGCCCGGCCCTTCGCATTCTCGAGCGTGCGATGGACGGCAACCGTGATGAAATCGAACGGCTGATCGTCCAGGCGATCCGCGAAGCTTTGCGCGAGGGTTTGTGATGGCGGGCGAACTGCAAAAAATCGGTATGTCCGTTTCGATTGATGCGGAACTGGAACGGCTTGAAGCGAACTTCAAACGGGCTGGTCGGCTGGTTGATACAACATCAACCAATATGGACCGCAGCACAAAGCGGGCCGCCAAGGCGTTCAATCAGCTTGAGGCGTCGCTTGACCCGGTTTCCCGTGCGGCGCAGAACCTTGAACGCCAGTCCGACAAGGTCCGTATCGCGCAGGAAAAGGGGATTATTTCCGCAGAGAAAGCGGCGCTGTCTTATCAGCGTTTGAACGACCGTTTTGACGCGTATGTTGCAAAAGTAAATCGGTCGACGAGTTCAGTCGCAACGAATGACAACGCGGTCAACAAAGGTGCTGTGAACTATCGCCGTTTTGGCGCGGCGGCACAGCAGGCGAGTTACCAAGTTGGTGACTTTGCCGTCCAGGTCGCGAGCGGCCAGAATGTGCTTGTCGCGTTTACGCAACAGGCTTCGCAGTTGCTTGGGTTCTTTGGCCCGTGGGGTGCTGTCGCAGGTGCGGCGGCTGCCATCGCCGGTGGTTTGGCGCTTGCGTTCTGGGATACGGCTGACGCGACAGACGATTCCGACAAGGCATTGAAAGATTATCAGCGATCTGTCGAGCAGGCCGAATCGTTCATGAAGCGATTGAACGACGAAACCAGAGAGCATTCTGTTCTATTGCGTGAAGAGCGTGACGAGCTTCTTAAAAATGCTCGTGAGCGTGTTCGTGAGGCTTCACGGGCTCTCGAGGATCAGAAAAAGCTGGTAGAGCAGCAGCGCGAGCGACTTTTCGCGCCGGGCGATGGTTTTCTCGGCGGAAATGTTGTCAAGGTCGATCAGGAGGGTTTGCGGGATGCAATTAATGAGCTGCGATCTCGCCAGCAGGAATTGCAGAAGCTTGAGGATCGTTTAGACAGCGCCATCGCAAAAAACGAGGCATTCAAGAAGTCTCAGGAAGACGACAAATCGCGCAAAAAGGCAGCGGATGATGCGGAACGGCAGGCCGAGAAAATCGGTGGCGTGATTGAGGCGTTGCAGAATGAATATGATTTGCTTGGTCAGTCGCCGCGTGCCCAGGCAATCAATAATGCACTACGTCGTGCCGGTGCCGAAGCGACAGAAGAACAGCGTGCGTCCATCGAGCGTCTGGCGGGCTCGATCTATGATTACAACGAACTGATCAAGGACGAAGCCGAATACGACCGGCAGCGGCTTGAAGTTCAGCGCGAAGGGGTGCAGGTCACCGAAGCCAACCGCACCGCACAGGAAAAATACAACGACGAAATCGAACGGCTGCGCGAATTGCTGGCCGAGGGCGCGATCAGTCAGCAAACCTATGGGCGGGCGGCATCTGCGGCAGCGGATGATCTGACCAAGGCCAACGAAAAGCTGAACAAAACCGGCAAGGAAGTGGGTCGGGTCCTGGGTAATGCCTTTTCCGATCTTGGCGGTTGGGCGGATGACGCCCGTGGCAAGGTCGATCAGCTTGCAATGTCCATTGCCGAAATGGTCTGGCAACAGCAGGTCGCCCAGCCCGCGGCGGATGCGATTGGCGGTGCCATCGGCAGTATCGACTGGGGATCAATGTTTTCCTTTGCCGATGGCGGGGTGATGACATCACGCGGCAAACTGCCATTGCGGCAGTATTCCGAGGGTGGCATCGCCAATTCGCCGCAGCTTGCGATGTTCGGCGAGGGTTCGGTGCCGGAGGCCTATGTGCCGGTGCCGTCGGGCAAGATTCCGGTCGATATCCGTATGCCGAAAATGCCCGCCGCCAATTCCGGCGGGCCGTCGGCGATATTCAATATCGATGCGCGCGGTGCCGATCAGGCGGGGATGGCACGGCTTGAAACCGCCATCACGGCGATTGGCGGCGAAGTGCGGCGCATTGACAGCACATTCAACAAACGGGCCGTAAATGCCGTGTCTGATCAGGCACGGCGCGGCGGCAGTGCCGGGCGGGCAATCAGGGGGCGTTAAAACATGACCGATCCGATTGCCTTGCCAACGGTGCCGATGGAAATCACCGTCACGCCGGTGAATTCTGTTGGGCTGTCGATATCGCAATTCACCTATCAGGCGCAGGCGCAGGCCAATCAGGGGGAGCGTTGGGACATCGCCATGACGTTCGCGCCGGAGCGCCGGGCGGATGTCACGGCGATGCAGGTGTTTCTTCTGCAATGTCGCGGGCCGCTGAACCCATTTCTGTTGAATGATCCGCTGGCGCGGTTTCCGCAAAACAACACCGATGATGTGACGGTGCAGCTTGCGGGGGCGCACGATGCGCGGATCCGCACGATATCGACGATCAACTGGACGACCGACGACCCGGACGGGTTTGCGCTTCGCAAGGGGGACTATATCCAGCTTGGCAGTGGTGTCGCATCTCGGCTTCACATGGTGCTGAACGACGTTGAAATTACCGATGAAATGACCGGTGCAGCCGATATCGATATCTGGCCCGCCACCCGCGCGGCTTATGTCGACGGGGCAACGGTGGTTTATCGTGATCCCAAGGGTGTGTTTCGCCTCAAGCCGGGTGAAACCGGGCAATGGCGGGGAAATCCCGGTGATTATTATGACGGCATCACCTTCGGGGCGATGGAGTACATCACATGAGAACCGACATTGATCCGGATTTGCTGGCGCAATTGTCGGGCGACCGGTTGATGCCGGTTCTGTTTGCGCGCATCGGGACGGCTTCGGGTGATGTGCGGATGTGGACCGGGATCGGGCCGATTTCGTGGGGCGGGTTTGAATGGCTGGGCGGGGGTGAGTTCGTCGGGATATCGGAGATCGAGGAAACCGAGGAAATACAGGCCAATGGCCTGACCTTCCAGTTGTCCGGCATTCCGATCGAATTCCTGTCTCTGACCCTGACGGAAATGCGGCAGGGCCTGCCGGGCGATCTTTATGTCGGGGCGATGTCCGATACCGGTGTTTTGATCGGCACGCCTTACAAGGCGTTTTCCGGTCTGACCGACGTGCCGGTGATAGATGATGACGCCACCACGATCACGATATCGGTGACGGTCGAGAGCGATCTGGTCGATCTGGAGCGTGCAAAAGTCCGGCGTTTTACCGATGAAGACCAGAAGGCAATCCACCCGGATGATCGCGGGTTCGAATTCGTCAACCGCCTGCAGGATACCGAAATCACGTGGGGGCAGATCAAGTGACGCGATTGGCCTTGTGGGAAAGCAAGCTGTCAGACTGGCAACAGGCCGCCGCAAGGCGGCCTTTTTCGTGGGGTTCTGCCGATTGCTGCCTGACCGTCTGTGACGGATTGCAAGCGATCACCGGGATCGATCCGGCGGTTGCATTTCGCGGCAAGTACAAGACGAAAACCGGGGCCTATGGCGCGCTGAAACGCTTTGCCGGGGGCGGACTTGCCGCGACGGCGGAAAAGATCACCGGCGATCTGGGCTGGCCGGAAATCCCGGTTCTGATGGCGCGGCGCGGTGATGTCGGTCTGGTCAATACCGATGAGGGCGAGGCGCTGGCGATCTGCATCGGCCCGCGCTGGGCGACGCAGGGTGCCGCCGGGCTGGTTTATCTATCCATCAAATCGGGCCTGCGCGCCTGGAGGGTCTGACGAATGCCACAGGTGATCCCGGTCATTGCAGCAGCAGCGGCGGCGGCCGGGACCAAGGCGGCGGTTGCGGCCTTTGCGGCGGGCTGGATCGCCAGTCTGGCCGGTGCCGTGGTGGGTGCGGTTGTTTCGGTCGCTGCGGCGTCGGCGTTTGGCGGATCGGCTAAATCGGCGGCGGCAGGTATTGCGGCGGCATCCGCCCTTTCAAGCCGGACCCAGATGGTGCGCCAGCCTTTGGCGACCCGCCCGATCATTTATGGCGAGGTGCAGGCTTCTGGCCCGGTGACATACATGAATGTCACCGACGGCAAGCGCAAGCTGCAATGGCTGATCACCCTGACCGGGCATCCGGTCGAGGAAATCGGCGATATCTGGTTTGGCGATACCAAGGTTTTCGAGGGGGCTGGTACTGGCGGCGCAATTGGACGCTATTCCGGTTTCGCAACATTCTGGAAGGGTGACGGCACCGATGCAGGCGATGCCGACCTGCTGGCGGCGATGCGCGCCCGCAACAGCGAATGGACGGTCAATCATCGGCAGCGCGGCTGCGCCAAGCTGTATTGCGAACTGACCTATGACCCGGATATCTATCCGGGCGGCATTCCTCAGATCAAATGCCTGGTCAAGGGCAAGAACGATATCTATGACCCGCGCAGCGATACGACCGGTTACACCGATAACTGGGCGCTGGTAACCGCCGACTATGTCAAGATTTCCGACGGTGTCGGTTCGGGCTATGACGCGATAGAGGAAGATACGCTTATCGCGTCGGCCAATGTCTGTGATGAGGACGTCACGCTGGCCGCTGGCGGCACCGAAAAACGGTATGTCGTTTCGGGTGTGATCGATACGGGCAATCCGGTCGGTGACAATCTGCGCGAATTGCTTAATCCGGGCGGCGGCATTGCGACCCGTGCCGGTGGCAAATGGTCGATCCTGCCTGGCTATTACCGCACACCGGAAATCGAAATTGATGAAAGCTGGCTTGACGGCCCGATCCGGGTGCGGACCCGGCAGTCCAAGCGCGATCTGTTTAACGTGGTGCGCGGGGTTTATTCCTCGCCCGAAAGCCTGTGGCAGCCGACCGACCTGCCGGTTCTGAAATCGGCAACTTTCATTGCCGAGGATCAGGGCAAGGAAATCGCGGTTGACCGTGAATTCCTGTTCACCACGTCACCGGCCTGCGGGCAGCGATTGCAGAAGCAGGCGCTGTTTAAAAACCGTCTGCAGGCCGAGGTTGAACTTAAATGCAACCTCAAGGCATTTGCGGTGCAGGTTGGCGATGTGGTCGGATTTACCCGGTCTGCCTATGGCTGGGATAACAAACCGTTCGAGGTGGTGACCTGGCGTCTGGCTCCGCGCGATGATGGTGATGTGATCCGGCTGGGTGTCGATATCACGCTGCGCGAGACGGCGTCGGCGGTCTATGACTGGACCGCCAATGATGAAACCATTGTCGCGGCATCGTCGGCCAATACCCTGCCGGGGCCGGGTGACGTATCACCGCCCGATGGGCTGGATGTGACGGAGGTTTTGTATTCGACCCGCGATGGTGGCGGGGTCAAGTCCAAGATCGTTCTGGTGGCGGGCGAGGCCGATGACGGTTTCGTGGTGTCCTATCAGTTCGAAATCCGCGAAGTCGGTGCGCTGGAATGGGATGATAAGCCGCGGGTGGATTCGCCACGGTTTGAAATATTTGACGCCACACCGGGAATTTACGACATCCGGGTCAAGGCGATCAACCGGGTCGGGGCAAGTTCCGACTATGTCACGGTACGGCGGGAGATTTACGGCCTTTCCGCGCAACCGACCGCGCCAACCGGCCTGACCATCCGCAGCCTTGGCGGGTTTGCCATTCTGGAATGGGATCAGTCCGGCGATCTGGATGTGTTGCAGGGTGGCGAGGTGCTGGTGCGCTGGTCGCCATCCTTGTCCGGCGCGGAACTTTCCAACAGCGGCACGATTGGCAATCCGTTGCCGGGCGGATCGGTGCAGGCGAATGTCGCGCTGCGTGCCGGTTCGTACCTGGTGCGGTTTGTCGATGCCAGCGGCACGGCGTCGGATCCGGCGGTCATATCGACCGATGCGGCGACGATACTTGAATATGCCGATATCGGATCGGTGGTCGAAAACCCGGCATGGTCGGGTGATATGGACGGCACCATTGTTGCCGATGGCAAGCTTCTGCTGCCCGGCGAGGGGTTGATCGATGACATTCCCGATTTTGATGCGGTTGCATCGTTGGATGCCTATGGCGGGATTGTAACATCCGGCACATACGGCTTTGCATCGGGATTCGATTTCACAACCAAATCGCGCAAGCGGCTGACCGCGTCGGTGACCTTGCTGGTCGTCAGTGTTGTCGACACGGTCGATGATCGTGCGGGTACCGTCGATGAATGGGATTCGTTTGATGGCGATGCCGGGGGTGATGGTGATTGTTCCGTGTGGTTCCGCACCACTGATGATGACCCGTCCGGTTCGCCCGTCTGGTCGGATTGGCAGCGTCTTGACGTTGCAGAGGTCAATTGCCGGGCGGTGTCGTTCGAGGCGCGGCTGTCGGTTTCAGATCAGTCTTACAATGTCGAGGTCAGCGATCTGCGGGTAACGGCCGCCGATCTGGCATAAGGATATTCAAATGGCAAAGCGTAAAGCGGCCGCCCGTTCCGGTGATACGGAATGGGTGGCCATTATTGATTCAGATGGTCTGTATCAGGGCAAGGAACAGGTCGCAGATGCGACCAGCCGGTTCGTTGTGCCGGCCGATTGCGACCTGAAACCCGGTCAATACCGGCTTTCGGATTGCAAGACCAGGTTTGTTCCGGCGCGCAATATCTTGCCGGTCAAGCCGGATATGGCGATTGCGGAGGCGCTGGAAGCATTGGCCGATGCAGCTGGTGTTTCGCTGCCTGACAATACGATTAAATGGATTGCGGCAATCCGCAAAAAGGGGGCATAGGCAATGGCGCAGCATGATTATGTCCTTGCGAACGCATCCGGTGCCGGATATCGCGCAGATAACAACGATGTGTTGCAGGCGATCCTGTCAAACAATTCCGGTCCATCTGCGCCGTCGGTTACCGAAGCTTATATGTGGTGGGTTGATACCACGAACGGATTGCTTAAGCAGCGCAATGCGGCAAACACCGCATGGATTGTTCGGGGCGATCTGACATCGGCATTTTTGCAGGCGTCGGATATTGCAGCAGGTGGTAGTGCAGGATTGCTTCGGGCGGATGGGGATGGGTCGCAACTGACAGGTATATTTTCATCAACAGTATCTGCGGCTTCTAAAAACCTTGTCGGGGCGTATGCGACAGCTTCCACGGTTACCTATACCGCTGATGAATTGGTTCTCAAGAATTCAGCCGGTGCTGCATATGTTGCGACCAATGTTTCATTCACGGCGGATATCGGGACGTCTGGCGTTAATGGCCTGGACGCTGGCTCAGAAGCATCTGACACATGGTACTACGTTCACGCGATCTACAACGGCACAAGCACTAACGGTCTTCTTTCGACCAGCGCAACAGCACCGACCTTACCGAGCGGTTACACCTATTCCGCTCTGATCGGCGTTATTAGGAATGATAGCAGCAGCGACTTCATTTCGTTCTTGCAAAATGACCGGAAGATCAGCGTTCTCCCACAAGACGTTTTTTCGGGTGTCACGGGCGTCACATCTTTTACATCCGTTAGTCTTTCTTCACATGTTCCGCCGATTGCCAAATCCTGTGACGGTTGGTTCGGTCACGCTTCAATCGACGTTACATCAGGCGTTCGAGTTGCGTCTGATACGGCTGGTCTTGGTGCGCAGGCTCTTGCTGCTCAATCATCTGGGGTTGTCTATGACGGCTACGCAATCCGAATGACATTCATCGATTTAAAGTGCCCGTCCCAAACGATCTATTGGGCGAGCGTTAACGATGCCGCTGTAACACACGCAATGGCTATTGTCGGCTATCAAATATAGGGGCTTAGATAATGAATACCATTTTTTACGGTCAAGAGAATGTCCCCGGTAACAATTCTGTTGATAACCCGGCATGTTCTAATGCCGGTGTTTTGAACGCGGGAAGTTTACCGTTCACGGTTCCGTCAGGGAAAAAGGCGGTGGTAAAATCTTACGGCATCGAGGGTTATGATTTTGCGGGGATTTCGGTAATTTTCCCGTGGATCGGCAGTACGATCACATCGAACAACCAATGCCTGCATTCGTGTGGGGCAGACAGCGGCAGCAATGAAATTCTGGGCGGCGAATGGGAAGTTGACGAAGGTGAAACGCTCAACATCCGCTTGCAAAACGGTACCGCGAATACAGCGGTTTTCGGCTGGTACTGCAAGATCGAGGTTGTGGACAAATGACCTGCTATCCTCACATTGAAAACGGAGAAGTGCTGGGGGTTTATTACTCCCAGCAGCCCGGCAAGGCCGAAGAACCTTATGCCGATGACGATCCCTTGATCGTTGCACATTTCAATCCCTCGACAACAATCCAGGACATCAAAGACGAAGCACGGCGGCGCATTGATGAAATTGTCCCGCGTTGGATGATTGATCGTGAGGTTCTTGGCGGGGATCCGGTGCCCCAAGAACTGAAAGAGCAAGCAGAATCTATACGGACGGCATCTGACGGGCTTGAGGTCATACTGCCATACGATTACACCGCCGACAGCTATTGGCCGTCAACCTCGTAAGCAGGATTCACCATGAAACGCACATTATGGATCGCACTTGCTGCGGTCTTTTTTTTATCGCTATCGCCCGCCATATCCGCAAGCCCCGTCTGTGGCGATCGCGCCAAGGTGATCGATAGTCTTGCGGCAAAGTATGCCGAGGAACCTGTTGCTGTCGGTGTCACGCCAAACGGCGGGGTGATCGAGGTGCTGAGTGCGCCGGATGGTCGGACATGGACCATCCTGTTTACCCGGCCCGATCAGGTGACGTGCCTTCTGGCAAGCGGCGAAGCGTGGCAGGACATCGCGCCGGTTCCGGCATCGCGCGGTGATCCCGGCGACCCTGCCTGACGTGCGGCGCGATACGAAACATCATGCATCAGGGGGTGACAAGGTGCAGGAAAACATACCGCCGGATTTCGGTTGGGCTGCCATCCTCAAGCTGAATGCGCCGTTGCTGGCGTTTTCGCTGATGGTGCGGCTGCTTTGGCATCACCGCCTGGTGCGGGTGGGGCAGCGACGTTTCTGGTCGTGGGACCTGCTGTGGGAATTGCCGATGGCGGTACTTTGCTGCGCGGTCGGTGTCGGTCTTGCCAGCTATCTTGACCTTGTGGGCAGCCAGCAGATCGCCTGCATCGGCGTCTGTTCGTGGCTTGGCCCGCGGGGTGGCGAGGTCCTTCTGGACAAGTTGCTTGTGCGCTATGCGCCGAAAGGGACGGGGAAATGAATAAGTTGATCAAAAATTTGCTGTGTCCGGAAATTTACTTTCCGTTGATCGGTGCCGTTCTTGGCGGGCTGCTGGCGTTTGCGCTGGTCGGTGGTGTCTGGATGACGATTGCCGGTTTCGTCGGCGGCGGGATTATCGGGATTGTCACGTTTGCTGTGCTCCTGATCTGGGCGTTTTCTCACGGGGGTTAA